TCTAATTTGTTGTTTGTCGAACACTCAAGAAGTAACAATTGAAAACACTTTTAGTAGATGGAGATAATCTATTTAAAATCGGATTCCACGGAGTCCGTGAATTCTTCGTTGATGGAAATCACATTGGTGGAGTCTTCCACTTTCTCAACACACTTAGAAAACAGTTGGATGAGTACAACTACGACAAAGTCATTGTCTTTTGGGATGGTGACGGTAACTCATCCCAACGACGTGAAATATACCCCAAGTACAAACTGAATCGTAGACAAGATATGAACGAGTTCAAACTCGAGTCATATCATATTCAAAAACAACGAGTTAAAGAGTATTTGGAGGAATGTTTCGTGCGTCAAATCCGTGTTGATAATAATGAATCTGATGACCTTATTGCTTATTACTGTCAGATGGCTAAAGATGAAGATAAAACCATCTTTACAGCTGATAAGGATTTGCTTCAACTCATCGATTCAACAACATCCGTATATTCACCGATGATCAAACAGATGTATAAGATGGGGGACAAGGTTTCTATAATGGGAAATCAAGTTCCTCATCAAAACATCTTGACACTTAAGGTGATTATGGGTGACAAGAGCGATAATATTGACGGTATTGAACGACTCGGTGAGAAAACGTTTATCAAGTTTTTTCCTGAGGTGCTTGACCGTGAGGTCTCTGTTGATGATATTTTGGGGAAAACCAATCAACTTCTTCAAGAGAATGAAAAAAACAAAGCATTACAAAATTTGGTCAAGGGAAAGACAAAAGACGGAGAGTTGGGTATGGCATTCTTTGATGTCAACAAACAAATCGTGGATTTGTCCAATCCTATGATTACTGAAGAAGGTAAAGAACTTGTTGAACTTTATTATCGTGAAACAATGGACCCTGAGGGTAGGGGGTCAAAGAATCTAATCAGAATGATGACAAACGATGGTTTCTTTAAATTCCTACCCAAAACCGACGAAGCATTTCTTAACTTTGTCAAACCGTTTATGAAACTAACAAGAAAAGAAAAAAGAAAATTCAAACAATCAAATTAATTTTATTATGAAAGAGCAAGATATCGTAAAGATGGAGTTTCTTATCAGTCTGAATAACAACATCGTTATTCAACGTTACTTCAATGTTCGTGGGTATAACCCAAAGGCACGTGTGTCTATTGAGTTATATGAATACCTACGTGACTTTGTTGATTCTTTTGAACAGACACAAAAGATGCGTACTGTGGTCTACATGATGGATAATCAGTATGATATTACTGAGGATCCAAACATTTTGGAAACCAACAATACGGACGGACCTGAGAACTTCAATTTTTACATTAAAATCGGAGATCAGACAATTTGTCAGCGACAACTCGATGCTAAAATTTTCCCACCTAAAATAAGATACACCGTAGACATTCGCCAAGAGGCAAAAAGTGTTCTTCGTCAGCTAACTGACATTTTTTCAGGTCAAAATTTTAATACAAACTACCTCAACTATACCCTAGCTCAATAGTATTTATAACTTACAGAAAAGGGAAAATAAATTATGTCAAACAGGAACTTCGAATATCTCGGAAATACATTTCAATTACAACTTCTAAATCAAATTATTCTCGACAAAGATTTCGGGCACTCCATCATTGACGTTATTGAACCTTCGCATTTTGAAAACAAATATTTCAAAACGATCCTTCAATTAATCAAAGAGTACTACATAAAATACGAGTGCACACCATCATTTGAGACTTTGTATCAGATCACCAAAAGTGAGTTCCCTCAAGAGTTGATGCTCAAGGTAATCAACGATACAATCAAACAAATACAGGACGCACCTATTGACGGAGGTACATTTGTTCAAGACAAAGCACTAAAGTTTTGTAAACAACAAGAACTTCAAAAAGCCATTGTTCAATCACAAAAGATTTTGGATAATGGTGAATTTGAAAACTATGAAAAATTGGAGGAACTCTTCAGACTGGCAATTCAGGTTGGTGAAAACAACAACAAGATTGAGGACGTATTCAACAACTTGGATGATGTGTTGAATGAGGATTTCAGACATCCAATCCCTATGGGAATTGTGGGTATTGACAAACTTTTGAAAGGTGGTTTGGCTAAGGGTGAAATCGGGGTAATATTGGCACCAACTGGTGTTGGTAAAACCACCATTCTAACTAAAATCGCTAACAGTGCATTCAATAATGGATACAACGTGTTACAACTTTTTTTTGAGGATAACCCCAAAGTTATCCAACGAAAACACTTCACAATGTGGACTGGAGTTGCACCTGATGATTTACCAAATCACCGTGAGGAAGTTCTTGAAAAGGCTCGTCAAGTGAAAGAAGAAATGACTAATAAGTTATACTTAAAGAAGTTACCTTCAGATACTCACACCATGACTCAAATTAAAAATATGATACGTAAGATGATTGCGGATGGTCATAAGATTGATATGATTTTGGTTGATTATATTGATTGTATCGTTCCTGATAGAAACTTAGGTGATGAATGGAAAAGCGAAGGTTCAGTGATGAGAGGTTTTGAAGCTCTTTGTCATGAATTGGGAGTTGTTGGTTGGACCGCAACACAGGGTAACAGAAGCTCTATATCTTCTGAGGTAGTAACCACCGACCAAATGGGTGGTAGTATTAAAAAGGCTCAAGTAGGACACGTTATCATTTCCGTGGCGAAGACCTTACAACAAAAAGAAATGAATCTGGCAACCATCGCCATAACCAAATCACGTGTTGGTAAAGATGGTGTTGTTTTCGAAAACTGTAAGTTTGACAACGAAATGTTGGAGATTGATACGGAAAGTTCGGTGACGTTCTTAGGATTTGAAGAAAAGAAGGAAGAACAGAAGCGAGACCGAATCAAAGAACTGATGGAGAAACGAAAACAAAGGGAAACCCCGCAAAATTAATTTATCAAAGATAAACTAATTTTTAACATAAATTATATATAATTTTTCGTATGGAAGATCTAATAAGTATGGTAACTGAGGAAACTCGTTATGTTATCAAAAGAAGTGGTGACAAGGTTACATTTGAATCTGAAAAGATTAAAAATGCCATCTTGAATGCTATGAAAAGTATTGATAAAGTTGATTTAGAGATGGCTGAAAAAATTGCTAGATTGACGACTAAAAGTCTTTTCCGAAATAATAAGGATCGTGTACCTCACGTAGATGAGATTCATGATATGGTTGAAAATAAACTCATGGATAATGGATTGAATGATGTGGCTAAAGAATATATTATCTATCGTTCTAAACACCGTCCAAATATTTTCTCAAAAAGGGTAAATCTAAAACCTTATGATTACCCTGAATTGAATGAGTATGTTGACGCTATTCGTCACTCATATTGGGTTCACACGGAGTTTAATTTCACATCTGACATTCAGGACTTTAAGGTTCATTTGAATGAAAAGGAAAAAACTGCGGTACAAAGAGCAATGTTGGCAATTTCGCAAATCGAAATCGCAGTTAAGACTTTTTGGGGGGATATCTACAAAAGACTTCCAAAACCTGAAATTGGAAATGTTGGAGCAACATTTGCAGAATCTGAAGTTAGACACGCAGATGCTTATTCACACCTCATTCAACTGTTGGGTCTCAATAAAGAGTTTGAGAATCTTATGGAAGTACCAGCAATTCGTAGACGAATCAAATATCTTGAAAAATCTATTACTAATTCCAAGTCAATTGAAAACCATGAGTACTTTGAATCTGTTGTATTGTTTTCTATGTTTGTAGAAAATGTATCACTATTCTCACAATTCTTGGTTATCATGTCATTCAACAAACATAAAAATGTCCTAAAAGGAACGAGTAATGCGGTTGAAGCGACATCAAAAGAAGAAAAAATTCATGCTGAGTTTGGATTTGACTTGGTAAACTTAATCAAACGTGAAAATCCACATTGGTGGACTCCACAATTAGTTGAAGATTTGATTGATGCAACTCGTGAAGCTTACGATGCTGAAGAGGGTATTGTCAATTGGATTTTCGAAAAAGGTGATATGGATTTCTTGACAAAAGAGCAAACTTTGGAGTTTATTAAACACCGTTTCAACTTATCATTAAATGCTATTGGTATTGATAACATTTTTGAGGTTAATCAAAAATTGTTGGAGACTACCGAGTGGTTTGATGATGAAATCCTAACCACAAAACACACCGATTTCTTCAATAAAAGAAGTATCAATTATAGTAAAAAACAAAAATCAATAACGCAAGACGACTTGTTCTAATATAAAAAAACAAACAAAATGAACGATAGAAAACCATTTGAATGGATTAACGACGAATCAATTACCTTTCTCCGTAGAGGTTATTTGAGTGAAGGAGAACAACCTCTTGAAAGAATTCGAGTAATTGCTGATCATGCTGAAAAACTTTTGGGGATCGAAGGATTCGCAGATAAGTTTTACGATTATATGGGTAAAGGGTGGTATTCATTATCATCACCTGTATGGGCAAATTTCGGAAAAGTTCGTGGACTTCCCGTAAGTTGTTTCGGATCTAATATAGGTGATAACATCGAATCCATTCTTTACACACAGGCTGAAGTCGGTGAAATGAGTAAGATGGGTGGTGGTACATCAGGTTATTTCGGAAATATCCGTGGACGTGGAGCAACCATCACTGATAATGGTCACGCACCTGGATCGGTTCACTTTATGAATCTTTTCCAAAGTGTTGTGGACAATATTTCACAAGGATCTACACGTCGTGGAAGATTTTCACCATATCTACCAGTTGAACATCCTGATATTATGGAGTTCTTGGAGATTGGTACTGAAGGTTTCCCGATCCAAGACCTAACTCACGCAGTAACCGTCACTGATGAATTTATGAAAGAAATGATTGCTGGTGATGAGAAAAAAAGAGCAATTTGGGCTAAAGTGATACAACGTAGAGGTGAAATTGGTTATCCATATATCATGTTTTCTGATACTATGAATAATAAAGCACCTGAGGTTTATCAGGATAAAGATATGAAGATTTACAATTCTAACTTATGTTCTGAAATTGCTCTTCATAACTCTGAAGAAGAATCTTTCGTTTGTGTCCTATCCTCAATGAATGTCTTACACTATGATGAGTGGAAAGATACAGATGCGGTTGAGACTATGGTTTATTTCCTTGACGCAGTTGTAACTGAGTTCATCAGTAAAATTGATGATATTCGTAATAGTGGTACTATTGAAGGTCAAAGAGCGTTCTTTTATCTTGAGAAGGCTTACAACTTCGCTAAAAGACAAAGAGCTCTTGGTCTCGGAGTATTGGGATGGCACTCTTTCTTACAATCAAAGAATCTACCTTTCGATAGTAAACAAACCGCTAAATTGAATGTTGAAGTTTTCAAACTTATCAAAGATAAGTCATACAAAGCTTCTGAAGAGTTAGCTAAAATGTTTGGTGAACCGGAAACTTTGATCGGATATGGTCGACGTAATGTCACACTCAACGCAATTGCACCAACAACCTCATCGGCATTTATCTTAGGTCAGGTATCTCAATCTATCGAACCAATTTGGTCAAACGCTTATGTAAAAGACGTTGCTAAATTGAAAGTAACCATCAAGAATCCTGTGTTGAAGAAATTGTTGGAAGAGATGGGTAAAGATACCAAAGAAGTTTGGGATAGTATCAAGAAATATGATGGATCTGTACAACACTTGGAATTTTTGACTGATGAACAAAAAGATGTTTTCAGAACTTTTGCTGAAATCAATCAATCGTCAATTATCAACCAAGCGGCAATTCGTCAAGATTATATTGATCAGGCGCAATCTTTGAATCTTATGGTTTCACCGG